CTGAGGCTGATGGCAAGCGGTACGTTGCCCGAGCCAGCAGCCGTAGCCGCAGCTTGGCCGGCCGCAACAGCCTTGACGACATCGTAGAAAACGGCAGCTACGGCAGCCAGCGTCGGGCCGGACAGCGCACTGTAAATCTTCTGGAGCTTCTGCACTCCACTGGAGATGCTTTGCAGGAAATCCTGAATCTTGATTCCCGCATTGGAAATATCGGTCCAAAGGGACATGGCATTTTCCTCGTATTCTTCGGTTGATGGTTGGATGTCGGACGCGCTACAAGAGCCTGGGGATGATTTGGATGGCTTGAACCAGGTCGCCCACGGTAGCCGTAGAAGAAACGATGGCATCGGGAACTTCGACATTAAATTCCTCTTCCAGTTCAAGACCGAGCTGGACGAGATCGATAGAGTCAAAGTCCAAATCCTCTGTCAATGATTTTGACGCTTGCACGTCCTCAGTGTCAACGCCCAAATACTCGGCGATGACCCTCTTTACACGCTGCTCAACTGTTTCGCCCATTCTATCTCCTCGCTAGATTGTCAAACCTTGTCAGTTCCGCCTGATACGCCAGTTTCACGGTGCTCGTCGGGCCACTACGCTGTTTGGCAATAATCAGGTCGGCGATGCCCCGGAGTTCCTCGTTCTGCGGATCGTAGTACGAATCCCGATGCAGGAAGGCTACCACGTCGGCGTCCTGCTCTATCTGGCCGCTCTCTCTCAGGTCGGACAGCATCGGCCGCTTGTCCTGCCGCTGCTCGTTGCTGCGGCTCAACTGTGCCAATGCCACCACCGGGCAATCAAGTTCCTTCGCCATCGCCTTCAGGGAGCGCGAGATGGACGCCACTTCCTCCTGCCGGTTGCCGCCACGCTGGCTGGCCATCATAAGCTGCAGGTAATCGACCAGCACAAGATCCAACCGGCCCTCCCGCTGTTTCAGCCGCCGAGCCTTCGCCCGCATCTGCGTCGGCGTAATCGAGCCCGTGTCGTCGATGTATAGCTTGGACTCGATGAACCGCTCAAGGCTCCGGCCCAGCTTCTCTCTCTCCATTTCTCTCAGGTACTCCCCGCTCATGGCCCGGCGCACATCCACACGCGCATCGGAGGCCAGAACGCGCCGCTCAATGGAAGTCCGGCCCATCTCCACGCTGAAGAATGCCGCCACCAAATCCGACTCAAAGCACACATTGACGAGGATGTTGATGCCAAGGGCGGACTTTCCCATTGCCGGTCGAGCTGCCAAGATCGTAAGTTCCTGCTTCTGCAACCCGCCCGTCATGGCGTCGTAGTCGCTGAATCCGGTCAACAGCCCCGGCTTCACCTGGGGATTGACAATCGGCTCCATGTACTCGCGCACGCCGCCGGCAGACACCACGGAATCGGCGACCGTGCGCAGAGCGTTGGTGCTGGCTTCCTGCGCGATTTCAAGAAGCTGCTCCTCAGCCGCCTCCAGAACCTGCATCGAGGATTCTGACTGGTCGGAGGCTCTGGCAATGGCCGCAGAGCATACCCTCATGATGCGGCGCAGGTTGGACTTGTCCTTGACGATTTTGATGTAGCCATCGACCACCGGGCGGCGGGGAAGACCCTCGGTAAGCGAAGCCATGTAAGCCACGCCACCCACCGCCTCCACTTCCTTGTGCCGGGCAAGTTCCGACGTGAGGGTTACAAGGTCGATGGACTGCCCCGCATCTGTCAATTCCAGCATGGAGGAAAAGATGCGCCGGTGGCTGTCGAGGAAGAAATCCTCGGAAACCAGCCGCTCCGCCGCATCATTCAGCGCATTGCCGTCGAGGAGAATGGCCCCGAGGATAGTCTTCTCGGCATCAAGATTCGCCGGAAGGACCGCGTCCAGGGTGTACTTCTTCCCCTCCGCTGGCTGCTCCGGCGCTCCGTCTGCCATCATGAAATCGTCGATGCCGCTCATGTGCTTGCCTTCCCTTGCCGTCAGTTTACCTTGGTGATGACGTGCTGCCCCTTGAACTCCGAATGGAAGAAGCTGCCGTGGCTGTCGGCCTGCTCAAAGGCAATTGCCTTCTCCTCGGTGACGCCATCGACCGTGTATGTCCCACCGTTGAGCTTCACAGTCAACGTCTGCGCGTCAGCGTCATACTGAGCGTCCTTCACGTTTTTGCTCTGCCTCAGCGCCAGCGTCCTAACCGCCATGTCCCACCTGTGCTTTCTCGACAACGCGCACGTTGCCCGCTTGCGGCTTTCCCTTGGGGCCGAAGCCTACCTCATACTCAACCAAATCTCCCTGGTTGAGCCGCTTATATCCATCTCCCTGAATCCCAGAGAAATGGACGAAAATATCCGGTTCACCTGGTCCTTGCTCGATAAAACCGAACCCCTTGGGGCCACTGAACGTAATCACTTTCCCTCTTGGCATATCTTCCCTTCCCTACTTATTGCGGCGCACCGAAAGCGAATCGACCGGGATCGCCGTCAGCCCCGGAATCTGGAATGCGTTTTTCAGTGCCGACGCCAGCTTGTTGCAGGCCGGCATATCCCACCAGAGAAGCCGAGCGGCGGAGCGCATATCGTACTTGTCTTCCTTGACGGCTTTGAGAATAGTCATCACCGATTGGAGTCTGTTCTCCGAGATGATAGCCTCATCGTCTCCCTCAAACGTGCTCCGATCGACGGCCCATTTTGAACTCGTGCTCTGACCTTGAACCTTGCTCGTCGCTGGCGGAATGTACTCAGGCTGGACGAATTGACGCGGCGCCTGGATAGGCTGGTCAAACAAAAACTGAGCTCCGGTCACGTCTCCCTGCTCCAGCTTATCGGTGACTTCGGCCAAAGTCAGCCTCTGCGATTCGGCCTCCTGCCTACGCCGTTCTTCCGCCGCAGCCTCATCCCTCGCCTTCTGAATCGCCGCTTGGCGAAGACGCTCCTGCTCCCGGTTGTAGGCGAGGATTTGCTTTTTGACATGCTCGATGCCCTGCTCCAGAGGCTCCTTGCCGGCCTTGACCCGCTTGCCGGCGTAGTCGTAGCTCTCGTAAAGAACCTTGCGGAACGGGTCGAGAAGTTCGATCACCCTGTCCTTCCGCTCCACGATGCTTTCCAGCACCTTATCGGCTTGCGCCTTGCTGTCGGCATCCGTCACCCGGATCAGCAGCGCGTCGGCGCCAACCTGCTTCGCCTGGGCGATGATGGCGTCAATCTCCGACTCGCGATCATAGAGCAGGTCGAGAGCTTCGGCGGCCGTCGTGGGAGCTGTCCACGCTGGCATGATGGTGGGCTGGGGTGTCAGAACCAGTGATTTGTCGAAGGTTGCCACTTCGGAAACGTGCATCACGTTCGGCGCATCAAACTGCTGGGTGCGCGCGAAAGCGGCCTGCAAATTCTCCATGGTGATGCCACCAGCGTCTGACTCGGGCAATTCATACGTCGGATCCACCGCCTGAATGTCGTCCACGGTAATCATCCCCGCTTCGGACGCCTTCACGCTGGGCGCAGCCTTTTCCTTCGGGCGCGCAGGCTCTGCGGGAACGATGATCTCGTACTCCCAGGACGGGCTGTTGCGGACGTTCGCGTTCCACCACTTGCCGAGGCTCTCCGCTGTCAGCGCAGCGTCGGCCGTCTCCGGCGCAACGTCCTTGTATGCCCGGATCTCGCCCGTGGACTTGAACTCCAGAAGCAGCAGCCAGTTGTCGGAATCGTATCCGGCCCGGCTGAACATGCTTGACTTGTTGGGTTGGAGAATTTCAGATGTGCTCGCCATGTTTACCTTCCCTTTCTCTTTGATGCTTGCAGATTACCACGCTTGCACGGGGTCTGCAACTTTTTGTGAACGACCTCGCCTTCCCTTAACCCGCAAGCCGCCTATCTTCTGCGAAGGAAGATGAACAGCCTCTTGATGATCCCATCCATGCGCTACCCTATACCAGAGAACGTGGGCTTTAACCGCGCAACGCGGATCGCGAGCCCATCCCGCCAGCGTCTTCGACTCCCCAAAGGCCGTAACAAATACAGAAAATCGTTCGCTATCTATCGGCTTGGGCTTGCGGACTCTACTCCTCTTCGCGTCGCTCCAAATACAATTGGATGGACCAAATGGCAAATCTTGATTGAAACGGAAGATAAAGTGTTTCCCTGATGGCTTTTCCCCCATATCGTTCAGGAAGGAGATAAAAGTCCTCCATTCGTCAACGACCATAACTTTAGATGAAATAATG